GAATGATCAACCAGTCGTTGTCTCGTATCTGCACATCGAGGTCCAGGACGACAGTGAATGCGGCGGCGATGACTTCACCGGTGTCCCCGAACCGCTGCCGCTGATTACCCACCATGACAGCGCGGGCGATCACCGTGACCGGATCGCCGTCGGGCTCAACGGTGCCGCGGTCGCCGCGTCGGCCGGCAGCGATGATGGTGACCTGTTCACCGAGGCTGACGTCTTCACAGAACCGGGCCTCTGCCCGCACATGACTAGGTCTGCCGTCCAGGGCGTCGCGGCGCACACCCGGCCCCTGCATTTCGAACAGCCGGTCACCGAACTCGACGGCGTCACGAGCAGTGAGCGTTTCGGTATCTGTGTCCACGATCAGGTGGCCGACCGCGTTGACGATCGCGACCTGTGTGCCGGCGATGTCTTCGAACGCCGGGTGCTCTGCCCAGCTGCACCGGCCCTTCGGGATACGGCGCTCGGTGTAGGTGGGCCGACCCCACGTGTCGACGACCGGTGCGCCAGCGTCGGTTACCGGGTCGCGCTTGACCAGCGTGACGGTGTCGGGTCCAGGATCAAACATGCTCACCATGGCTCGGCCTGCGCGTATCCGGTGAATGTGGCTTGCGGCGCCGCGGTCAGTGATAGGCCAAGCATCTGTAGGTGGCGTTCGGTGAAGTCCAGCATTTCGGCGGCTTGCGCCATCTTGACCGTGAGAGTGCGGTCATCGGCAGTGCGGGTCAGTTCCAGCACCCGAGAATCGGTGACGCCTTCGGGTCCGAACATGGCCTTGACGACGTCGTAGGTGACGAGCTTGCCGCGCTCGTCGGACGCCGGCAGGTCGGGCAGCCGCGACGGATCACGGATCCATGCGGCGGCTGCCCGAACCAATATCTCGGCGAGTGCCTGTTCCGTCGCCGATAGAGGGCGGAACATGCCCTCGAATTCGGTGACGGTCAGGAACGGCGTTACCTCTGCCACGGCCAGTTACCTTGTCGCGGCCTTGATCTGAGTTTTGCTCATCTTCGCGGCCTGATCGGCGGGTATACCGCGTGCGATGGCGTACTGCCGCCACACCTCAGTGGAGTGCGCCGACTTGGGCCGCTCGATGCCGTCGCCCGGTGCCAACACCACCGAATCCCAACCGCCCTCGCCGCCAACACCGCCGCCGGCTGTTTCGTCACCGCCGTCATCGGCGGCAAGCGCTTCGGCTGCCGCTTGCGCTGCGGCCTCGGCTTCGGCCTGTGCCTGTTCGTACGACGCGCGGTCGACGATGGCGTCCGCCGCGGTGAGGCGGCGGACGTCGTCGTCATCGAGGTCAGCGAGGACGGCGCCGCGCTTAAGCTCGCGCCACACTCCCTTGTCGTCCAGGCGGTGCAGGAAATCCGCTGTCAGAACGTATTCGGCTGTCACGGGGTCACCAACCCGGTCAGCCAGATACCCGCCTTCGGCTGATCCAGCGCGTAAGCGGTCTTGCGGGTCGCGTCGCAACGGAACGACTCGGTCGGTCCGCCGTTGGGGCCGTTACCCTCCGGGTACAGGCCGGTGACTTGGAACGGACGGGTATCCGAGTAAAACCCTGTGACGCCCTTCTGTCCGATCCAGATCCGGTCAGTGGGATATCCGCGTGCGCCCAGGATGTCCAGGTCGTACACCTTGCCGGGCAGCTTGCCGGTGTAGGCGATGTGCTCATTGGCGACGTTGCCCTGGTAGACCTTGTTGAACTTGTCGTTGTCCAACAGCACCGGCAACAGTCCGGGGTTCATCACCATCGTGTCGGGCTGGAACCCGTACCATTCCTCGGCGCTTCCACCTTCGGCGATCGATGGAGCCGCGTTGATGACCTTTTCGATCGCACGCGCGATGTCGCCACGCGGGTTGCCGTTGGCGGTATCCCACGCCGCAGAAACCGCCATCGTCGGTACCGCGCTGGACTGGGTCAACGCACGGAACACACGATCATCGGAACGCTTGAACGTGTTGACCAACTGCGTGATCTGCAGGTTGACGCTGTCGATGTCATCCTCGTCCCGCATCTCCTTCGAGACTCGGACGCCCAGGCCCTTCTTGTTCGCCACGGCGAACAGTGCGGTGCCCTTGCGGCCGGCCGCGACCGGGATTTCGCCGAACTCGGCGACGTCCTCAGGCTCACCGTCCAGGAAGATCGGGTCGCCCTGCCGGTACGCAACCAGGCCGTTCTTATTGCCGCCGCCGTTACGGAACAACGTTTGCGTGATGAAGACGTTGGTCAGCAGCTCCTTGATCTTCGTCGGAATGAACAGCGGATTTCCGACCATGTCCGACACTGTGAGCCGGGGCCCGTCGCTGATGCTGACGATAGGGGTTGTAGGCATTGTTTCTGTCTCCCTTGCTATTTCAGTCCGACTCAGACGGTCCGGATGAGGCCGACGGCCTTGGTTGCTACGACGACGCCACCCGGTTCGGTGCAGCGCCCGACGATGGTTCGGGCGTCCGGTGTCGCACCGGCGGGCGTTACGGTGCCGTTCGCAGCTGCGATCAGCAGCTCTCCGAACGCCGCGTCCGCCGCATAGGTGACAGGCACTTCGGCCCCGCCATATGCGCACGCCACCTTGGTCGGCAGCACCGCTGTGTTCAGCACAGGGCGCCCGTCGCTGCCAGTGGTCGGCGCCAGCACCAGGTCTTCGGGCGCGATCGCGTCCGTCAATGCGACGCCGACAACCTTGAACGAACCCGCTGCGGCGGGCTGAATCCGGCCACCGGTGACACCTTCTACGAGCTGTCCGCCCTTGATCGAAACGCCAGCCTTTGGGGTGTATGTCCGCGGTCCGGTCTTGGTGACCTGAGGAATTCCGGGCATGTCAGAAGCTCCAATTCTTGAATCGAGGGTCGTTGCGGATTTCGTCTTCGGCGCTGGCCGATGCCTGCGCTTCGGTACCGTGACCGACTTCGGTCAGCGGTACTGCGGTCTCAGCCGGAATCGAATCCAGCAGGGCTGTAGTGCCTTCCGGGTCCGCCTTCATCAGCGCCAGGAAATGGTCGCGGCGAGGCGCCGTGATCTTGCCCTTGGCGACCGCGGCGTCGACGACCTTGGCGTGCGCCTCCGCTACCTGCGTCTGGCGTGCCAGTGCGCCTGCGGCAGCATCGGATTCGAGCTTGGCTACCCGCGCCGGATCCATCAGCACCAATCCGGCCTTGGCTGCCGCGGCAACCAGTTCCTTACCGTCGACGGCGGTTCCGGCACCGGCCTCGGCGGAGTCGTCCTCGGTGGTGGTGGTGGTGTCTTCGTCGGTGTCTTCCTGTTCGGTACTGGCCAGCTTGTCGAGTGCGGCTAGCACCTCTTCGTCGGTGGCGTCCGGTCCTAGACCGAGCCGCTTGGCGACGTCCTCCTTGATGTCAGGCACGGGGCCCTCCTTCGAGATATTCGCCGAAGCACACGCCCCAGCGTTGTCGGCCCGCGCCACCGGCGCGGGTGCGGCCGGACGGCCGAAGTACTTGAACTTGTATGACGAGCAGGCCATCGCCGACGCGACTGCCTTCTCGGTATCGGCGCGCGCCCCCGATTCGTCGATACGGCTGGCAAGTCCAGCGGCGACCATTTCTTCGGCGGTGTACCAGGTTTCGTCCGCCATCGCCTGCGCCCAGTCCTCGACGGTCCCGCCGGCGCGGTCGGCGTACAGCTTCGCGTAACTGGCCGACAGTTTCTCCAGGTGATCGGCGACGCTGCGTAGGTCCTTCGCGGTGCCGTACTGGCCAGAGCGGGCATCATGCACCATGGCCTGTCCGTACTTGGAGACCACGACCTCATCGCTGGCGACCGCGATCACGCTGGCAGCCGACGCGGCCAGCCCGTCGATGTAGGTGGTGGTCTTTCCGGGGTGGCGCATGATGGCGTTGGCGATGTTGATGCCGTCGAACGCGTTGCCTCCCGGTGAGTTGATCCGCACGGTCAGTTCGGTTTCCGGATCAAGTGCTGAGATTTCGACGACCAGCGCTTCGGCGTTGACGCCGAACCACGAGTCGATTTCGTCGTAGATGTGCAGCGTGGCCGTCGGTTTATCCTCAGCCGATGCGGCTTTCGCGACGGTGAACTTGTACCACTCACGGTTTTCGCGGGCCATCAGAACAACCTCCCTTGCCCGGACTTGCTGAATGGATGTAGGAATTCGCGCATCGCCTCAACGTCGGCCACTGCCTGCGCGGCAGGGCTTGGATCCACGGCGTCATCCGGGACCGCTGGCGCGTCAGGTTCTTTCGGGGGCGCGGCGTCCGGGTCGTTCGCGTCGGGTTTGGCCGGCAGGTCCAGCGATTGGCGCAAGGCGCGTTCGATCCGCAGATCCGGTGCCAATAGCCCAGCCTCGACGAACATCTTCAGCGCCGCGGCGGTCGCGTCCTGCTGCGATCCGATCTTGTCGAACACCAGCCGCGGGGTGCGGGCCTCGACGCCGAAGTTGATGTCGACCAGATCCTCGATGATGTGCGCCTGCCCGATGTCGCGATACGACTTAGCGGCGGCATTCTCGGCCTGCACGAACGGTCGTTCCTGCACCGCGGCCAGCGCGTAGCTTCCGCCGGTGTCCAGGTTCATGTATTGCGCCAGCCCGGCCAGCGCGATTGCCTTGTCGTGGTACACGATTGCCGCCCGGATGTCGGGCAGGTTGCCCTGTACACCCAGCAGCGCCAGTGACTGTCCCTGGGCGAGTCCGACACCGGATCCCATGCCGCCCTGAAACTCCGAGGCCACCTTCTGCATCGCCTTGACCTCGGCGTCGTCGTTCGGCTTGGATGCGGTACCGACGGGCACACCCATACCGTTGCGGCGCGCGGCCACAACCTCGATGCGCAGCAGCTCGTTTTTCAGCAGCCAATGCTTGTAGCTCGATCGCAGAATCGAACGGCCCTGCCAGTAGCCCGGTCGCTTGTTACGCGTGTACACCACAAGCCTGTTGATCGGAATATCCAGCGGCGTCGGCCCATACAAGGTGCGCCCCGAAGACGCCGGCGCCAGCTGCGTGATCGAATCCAGCCCGCCATCCATCGCGACGTTGAACTTCTGAATCGTCCACTGCGGGCGCGGCCCCAGCTTGCGCAGCACGAACCGCCCGTCCGCCTCGCGCCGATACACCTGCTCGAATACGGCGTGCCCGAACTGCGCTGTCGGCGAGGCGACCTCGCGCAGATGGTCAATCCACGAAAACCTGCCCCGCGAGCGGCCGGGGTCGTCGACCTCATCGAACCCGACAACCGGAAGATTCATGTTCCGCGAAATGAACTGCACAACCTCGGCGTCGGCGCCGTTCGGGTCGATACGCCAACCGGTTTCGACGATCGGCAAGCTGATCGCCTCCAGCAGCGAGGACACACGCGAGTCGTTGTTGTCCATCTCCAGGAACACCGCCACCGACGCCGGGTGCTGCAGATCCGGAACCTTTTCGTACGGATCCCAATTGACCCAGCCGTCGACGAACGGGGTCACGTAGCCCGATTCGCCGACCGGCATAGCCGTCTTGACCCGCTTGGTCACCGGCCTCCCTCAAATCCGAACATGCTGCGACACAACGCCGCACCTGCGGATTTAGAATGCGGCTCCCAAGACGTCCAGGTGGCTACTTGTTGTTTCGGGATTTCCGGAGCCCATCGAGGGCAGCGCGGCCGGCGAGTCTTCCTCAGCGAATTCCAGAACACCCCAGTGCGCCATCGTTGCGGCGATGACCTGCGCAATTGAGCCTTCGCGGTCGTCCCAAACCTTGTCTCCCCGAGGCAGTTCGCGGGTCATAGCGACCTCCAACCCTTCGGTCAGAATCGGCTGGTTGGTGTGTCCCAGGTCACCGGACATTGCGGCGTCTACGAACCCCTGGAACGCCACCGCGATCTGTCCCGTCGTCGTCAACGTGACATCGACATCCAGCTTTTTCAAATACGGCGCCAGCGGTTTAGCCGGGTCATGATCGTCGATCACAATCGTGGCCGGATCCCACAACTCGACCAGCCGCACCACATACGCGGCGACCTGCCCGATCGTGGCTTTCTGGTAGTAGCCGATTTCGATCTGCACCCGGCCTTCGATCGTGCGCTGCCCCACCGCGATAGCCCACCGTGCCAGATCACGTGTACGGGACACCGCCAGTACCTTCTGCCCGACGAGTTCGGGCGCATAGTCGGCCAACGGCTCCCACACCTCCTTGATTGGGATGACCGGGTCAATGAACCGGGCGTCCGCCGGCCATTCGCCCCAGCCCAGATAGTCCGCTTCCCACAGGGCGACCTTCGATGCCTCGCGGCTCTCAATCGCTGTCTTGTAGAACCGTTCGATATCGCGCTCTTTCGAAATCACCCCATATGACGGCTCGGCCAGACGCCAGTTCTCGCGGTCCTCACGCGCAGCCTTGCGCTCAAGCGCATCCTTGGGCGGGTCCGGTGCTGCGAACTCGATGAACAACAGATCGGTGTCCTTGTTCAGCCCGCGGCGCCGCATACCCGCGAACACATGGCAGTTCGGGTGCTCGGATTCCACGGGCGCCGTGGACGTGTAGATCGTTTGGGAGTTGGCCGACGCCACCTGTGCACCCTGCAGCGCCGACACCTCGTCCTGCGTCAGGTTGTACGCCTCATCGAAAATCGCCAGGTCAATCTGATCAAGACCACGGCCCTTGTCGCCGGATCGAACACCGAACTGCACCGTGACTTCGGTGCCGAGTTTCGACCGGACAACGATTTCACCGAAACCCTGTTTTCCGCCGGTCATCGAGACCACACGGTTTTTCAGCGATGGCCGCGAATTGATGATCGCCTTGACGCGTTTGTACACCGCATCAGAGGTGTTACCGCGCTGCGCGGTGTAGGCGATGTTCTCGCCGAGGATGAACAGCCCGAACAGGATGCGCAGCACCAGAATCAGAGTCTTGCCCTGCTGGCGGGTACAGACCAGCACCACGTCCGGATGCGTCCAAAGATAGTCTGGGCGGCGACTCAAAATCTTGCGTATCGTGCGCCATTGCCACGGCAGCGACCGCTGTTTGGTGATGCGGTGCCCGAACCGCGCGCAACGGTCACCATCGGTTTCATCACCGGCGAACGAATGCTCGTGCTTGGGTTCCTGCCGCCCGGTCAGTCGCGGCCACTCACCAACCCATGGCGGCGTGTCCTGTTTGTTCGGCGGTGCACCGGCTTTCGGTCGCCGCCCGGCCGCGCGTTTGGCCGGCGACCTAGATGTCGTCGAGGTCGTCGTCTTCCGCGCCGCCGCCACCATTCGGTCCCATCGATCCCGCGCGCTGTTTGTGAATCTCAGCGAGCAAATGCCGTAACAACGTGGTCTGTTGTCTCTCTTCGGCGATCGTGGAATCGATCTTCGCTTCGACAATCACGGTCACCGGGTTCTTGCCATTGTCGTCAGCAGCCGCGACGATGCCGCGCAGATCCAAACGCACCCACGACGATTCGACACCCGAATTGATACCGGCCAGCGTTTCAAGACGATCAGCCACGCGCGCGGCCTGCCGGATCAGCGCGGTCAAACCCGGCCCATCCTCCTTACGTTCCAGCTGCGCCCGCAGCCGCTCCCCCGCACCCGGCTCGGCGCCGGCCGATGCCCGCCCGGTGCCCGTGGCCGTCCGTTTAGTCCCCCCCGCTGTCCGCTTCCTAGCCTTCACCGGCCCCAGGTCAGCAGCCGATTCAACGTCACCGGCAGCACTTGCGGGCCGCTTGACTGTCCGTCCCGATGTCCGCTTGACCGTCACCACGCCGCACCCCCGAAATTTTCAGAGCCGTCCAAAAAAAATTCCTGACAACCTCCGGAGTCAGGCGGGGTGGGGTTGCTAGGAAAATTGGGGGTGGCATACGTGCTGGTCAGAGCTGTTTTCGAGTTAACGTCGCCGGGGCTGTGACCTGCGGTGATGTGGTGTAGCAAATGGTTAGGTGCGGCTGTGGTCGGGTGGCATGACGCCTTCGCATCCGCCGCGGATCTGGCAGTTGGGTCCGAGCTTGGGGGCGTAGGTGGTGGCGCCGCAGTGGCATGTCCAGGTGTAGTGCCGTGTCTTGCATGCGCATGTTGCGGTTGAGTGTTTCCAGCCGGGTTCTTCGATGCTGTGCCAGTTGGGGCAGTAGGTCGGGCTGACGACGGTCCAGCCTGTGGGGGTTTCGACGAGGTCGCCGACGCAGGCGTTGGGGAATCGGTCGCGTGGCGGGCGTGCCATGTGTTGGTTCTACTCGGATGGTGTGACATGGCGGCGGCTCTACTCGGGGCACACGAGAGGATCAGAGGCGACGAGCTGGGCGTATGTGGTATCTCCGCAGGTCGTGTGGTCGAGGGGTTTGCTTGTGTCGGTCATGGTCATTGGCCTAGTGCTTGGG